TTCGGGAATCCAGTTTAGTTTTATTTGGAAGCAACGACAGCACAGGAATGATTCAAGCCGCAAAAGCACTTGAAAAAACAATAGAGCCGATTATTATAATCACTCAAAAAACAAAAAGAAGATATTAATCAAACACACGTAAAAAAATGAAATTTACTTACAAATCAGCAGAAGAGGTTGATAAAATGGAAGGCGTTGAATTTTCAACTTACCAAACAGAAATGAAGGCACACGAGCAAGAACTGCAAAAAGCAGCTATTGAATTGGCATTAGAGCCGTTAGTAAAATCCTTAAAAGATTCGCAAGAAACCATTAAGCAATTGCAAGAAAAGTCAACTCAAGCACCTCTTAGCAGAATGGGCAACTTTGCAAAGGAGTTAAAAGATAATTTAGAAGCAATCAAAGGAATTGCAAAAGGAGATTCTAAAGAAGTAGTTATTAAGGCAATTACAAATCGCGCTTCTATTGCAGGTAACTTACAAGCTGTTGAATTGCCAGACGTTGGACAGTTAGCAACTAGAAAATTATCAATGTATGATATTTTTCCAAAAGTAAACGTTTCTAGTTCTAATCACAATGGTACTATCCGTTACTACGACTGGGACGAAGAAACAATTGTAAGAGCGGCCGCTTCTATTGCAGAAGGTGGAGTTTTTCCAGAATCAACTGCAAAGTACAAAACAGGCACAATCACAATTGAAAAAATTGGAGACACATTGCCAGTTACAGAGGAGTTCTTTGAGGATGAGGAAATGTTTGCAAGCGAGTTGGATTTATTTTTAACTACAAACGTAGCGCTTATTATTGACAATCAAATTTGCAACGGAACTGGAGCTGCAAATACTTTAGTAGGTGTTTACGCAAGCGCACCAGCATTCGTACCAGTAGCAAGCGGAATCCAAGATGCTAGTTTGTTTGACCTAATTGTAAAGGTTGCAGAGGATATTACCGTAACAGGTGGTTCAAAGTACACACCAGATACAATTATTGCAAGACGTTCGGTTATAAACCAAATGAAACTTAAAAAAGATGCAAATAACAATTATTTGATGCCGTCTTTTGTTTCAGCAGACGGATTGAATGTTGATGGGATGATCGTTATTGAATCAAACGTTGCACCAGCAAATACTTTGATTATATGCGATAGACGTTTTGGAAAGTTGTACGTTCGAACAGGGTTAGAGTTAAGCAGAGGATTGGTAGGAGATCAATTTACTAACGATGCTTTGACTTTGAAAGCTAGACAAAGAATGGCGTTTTTAATTAGAAATGCAGACAAAAGCGGTTTCAGAAAAGTAACCTCAATTAGTGTTGCCCTTGTAACTTTAGCTTCATAAAAAATGAAAAAGATAGTATTTACCAAAGATTTTGCAACAAAGAAAAAAGGCGACGAAATAACAGTCGATAGTCAATTAGCTAATCAGTTAGTAAGTATTGACAAGGTTGCGGAATATCCAAAAGCTAAAAAATAAAAAAATATGTACATAATAAACGACAGTTATTTTCAATCTAAAAACCGTGCAATTCCAAATTTGGATGAGGCAGATAGCAAGACTTTTGCTAATTTAGAGTTATTGATTGACGAAAAGTGTCGTTTGTTGTTACGTATGTTCTTAACTAAAGCCGAAACAACAGAACTCCAAACCTATTTAGTTGCGGGGATTTTTCCAACTGATACAACAGGGATTCCACAAAAATGGATAGATTTAGTAAACGGAAAAGGCAATTGGAAAGGACTTGTTTATAGTTTAGGCACGGCAAAACAATCATTGTTAGCGGACTATGTTTACTACTTTTTTTTAGTAGATGAAGTTAGTTATATGGCAGGAGTTGGAGATGTTAAAGCATTGCCAAAGGGAGCGACGGGCGTTAATCCTACGCAAAGAATTGTAAGGGTTTGGAATGAATTTGTAAGGGAGTATCAAGGCGCAAATGACTATTTTTATCATTCTTACACAACGGTTTTTGATTTTAATGATGAATTTGAAAACGATTCTTTGTTAAAATTTATTTATGATAATCCAATTTACTTAAACAGAAATCCTAAAATATTTGAATTTAAAAATCAGATTGGAATATGATAGTTTCAGAAACCATACTAAAAGAAATATTTTTGCAGTTGCCACCTTTTAAAGACAGCAACGACAAAGATTTTCCTATACGTTACGAATGGGGAGACCAATCAGATTTGATTTTATTTTTGAAAACCATTGCAGGAAATAAGTACCCTTTAATTTGGTTGGTATCTGGAGACGAAACCGTAAATAGATACAATCATTCGTTAACGAGAGTTTGTCGATTGCTTTTGGTAAAGGAAAGTAAGGTAGTTACAAATAGAAATGCAACCGTCTGGAATACTGAATTTGAAAACGTATTAAATCCGTTATTAAAAAACGTAATTACAGCACTTGAAAAGAGCGGTGTTACTGCAATTATAGGAAATTATACGCAAAGAAAAGAAGCAAACTATACAGAGGAAGACTTGACCAAAGTAACTGATTTTTCAAACGTCATTGTTTTAGATATTACAATTCGATTTGAGGAAAAAGCGAATGGAGATCCTAAATGCATTAATACAATTAAATTCTAACAAATGAGAAAAGCAAAAAAGGTAGCAGTAAAAGATGAAACTTTTAGCGTGCTAAAGCAATTCACAAAAGAACGGGTTTATAACCTAAGCGAAACTATTTCGCTAAACAATAAAAAAGAAATTGAATTTTTAAAAATAAACAAATACATCAAATAAAATGGCATTAGCAGATTTATTAGCACAATTAGACGTTGTCGCGTGTGATGCGGGAGACGTAAAAGGAACGGGGTTAGCGGGTTGTCCGTTTGATTGGGATAGAATTGAAACAGTGGAATTTTCCGCTAAAAGTTTCCGATATTCTGATGCTCAGGACCTAGATTATATCAAGGAGCAACAGCAACTTGGAAATTTAGTAATTGTAAAAGGTTACGAAAGTTTCACACAAAATACACCAGATCCAAACGTTAATACGGTTGAAGGTTCAGGGTTTAAGCAGGTAACGGGAGAAATGCCTACTGAATTTACAGGCGTTTTAAACAATGGAGTGGTCAATTGGAAAGCCTTAAGAACTTTAAACGGAAAAGACAATTACAATGTTGCGTTTTATGACGTTGCAGGAAACAAAATCTTTACTCGTACAAAAGGTGGCGAAGTTAAAGGTTTTGGATTAAAGATGCTTTTTACAGGCACTTACAAAGGTAAAGAAGGAAACAACCCGTCGATGCAAACGCAATTGATGCAATTTTCTGACTTGTTAGAAATGGAGCGAATGGTTTATATTACTTCTAATCAATTAGACTTTGACCCGTCCGATTTAGACGGCGCAAATGACGTGAATATTGTCATTGACCCAATTTCAGTTGGAGCAACAACTTTGACTTTTAAACCAACTTTATTGGATAGAACTCATTTAGTTGAAGGATTGACTTTGGCAAATGTTTTACTGAAAAAAGACGATGTAGTAGTTACTCCAAGTAGATTATCTTATTTAAATGGAAAAGTAGCTCTGACAATTGCAGCCGCTAGCGCTGGAGTTTATACGGTAGATTTAGCATCCTCTACTTTGGCAAATTCAACAGCAATCAACATCGGTGGTGTTTTATACAAGTCTGATGAAGCAGCGGTAACAGTTTTTTAATTAGCGGTTCTTTTGCTTCGGAATTTACCGCAGAATTTAATTAATCAATAAAGGAGGGAATTATGACAGAACAAGAGTTAAGAAATCAGATACAGACTGAAATAACGGGACAAGAAGGTAATGCAAACAGTATTACGCCTACAATTACGGGAGGCGTTTTAGATGCTTTGTTAGATTACATATCACAACAAGCGCCCGTTAAAACAAGCGGTGTAGTAGGAATAGGAGCTTCGCAGGCATTACTAGAATTTGATATTAATGCAGTAAACTTTCAGGGAGGATCGGCTTGTTATCTTCCAACAACAACAGTAGTTGGCAAAGAAATTATAGTAACGTCATTTTCAAATAATATGCAAGTTTTCGCAAATGTTGAAAATACGGCTTCAATGTTTAATCTAGTTAATGCAACGGTTACGAACGTTATACTTTTGATTAATGAAACGTACAGATTTACTAGAATTAGCGCAAGCGGACAGTTTTTTTGGAGATCTGAAAAGTTTTAATTTTCTCTAAATTTTTAATTTTATAAGCCGTGCAATTTGTACGGCTTTTTTTATGTAAATTTGTGATATGATAACAATTAACGATTATTTGCGAAGAGTTCAATTTGTCAGGGATAATATTCTAAACGAAACTGAAAATTCAGTTGCTCGAAATGAAAATAAAATCATAAATTTAAAC